CTTACAATATCATATTCTGAATATACTCTCAATCCTGCAGGATGGATTAATTTTAATAAAATATCTTTATATTTTGAAAATTCAACTTGAGATTTTAAAATATATGTAAAATCTACATAATAATCTCTTCCTTGCAATTTCCTATCTTCTGTTGATATAATACTGTCAGATGTAATCCATCTACCCGGAATTTCTTCATATGATGTATTAATTTCTACATTAGCAAGAGCCTGTCCATTTCCATATCCTGTCAAATCTACATATGGTATCGTATCATAACCAACACCTTGATCAAGAATCTTAAATGATTTAATTTCTCCTGCAAGTTTTCTCCTTCCAAATTCATCAACTGGAAGCATCGCGCTAAATGTAGCACCTTCCCCCATCAAAGCAGTTACTTGCAATACAGCACCAACTCCATTTGCAGAACTTACAGAAACGTCAGGAAAATTTTCTCTACTATAACCTTCACCACCATCTATAACAGTAACTCTTTTAATTGCGCCTGTTGTGCTCTCAACCAACGAAACATTAGCACTAGCACCATTACCAGAATAATCTCCAAGTGTTCTAGTAAATATTATAGTATCCCCAACTTCATACCCGGTCCCACCTGAAATTATATCAACTTTACCAATAGCACCTTTATTTAATATAGGTATACCTTGAAGTTCTGGAGATTCTCCAAAAAATCCTAAAGAAGAATCTATATTGGAATTTTGAACAATAACACTTGTCATTCCACCTAAATCATATAAAGTATCATAACTTAAGGCACTTTCTATTGTTGATAAACGATTTATCGTTGAATTTGGGAACCCATAATCAGATGATGATATTGTTACAGTGTTATAATCACTTATTTTATCTATATTTAAAGTTATACTGTTTGGAGTTTTTGTTCCAGTATCATCGATAGTTGTAACTTCTGCTCTAAAGAATTCGCTAGAAACGTTCTGTGAATAAATGTTTGATGAAATTTGAAATCCTGCTCCACCATTTATAACCCCCAAGTCTTCAATAATACCAGACTCAACATCATCAACTATAGCAATTGCTTGTCTAACACTATCACCAACAATAATAGCCGGATCACCTATATTATAACTTGCCCCTTTGTTAATGATATTTAAATGGGCAACACTTGATAATGTTTCAATGTAGATTTCGATCAATCTTCCATCATCAAAAAAATCACAATATAAGTTTTCTCCACTTATAAAATTTCCTTTTAAGGTTTTTTTATTGAAGAATAATTGATAATAATATGAATCATATGATGTAGTATTTCTAATTTTTTCTATAATGGCATATGCGCCACTTTGTTGACCAGTTATTTTTCTATTGGTTAAATTATTAACATTGAAAAACTCATATGTTATATAAATCTTACTTCCGACTGGAGGGGGAGTATTGAATATAAGTTTTTTTAATTCTAATTTTATATAAAATGGAATGTCGTATGTTACATTATTTTCATCAATAACTGTAACAGAAATTACATCATCATCTGCCTCTTGAGCAAGAATAAACTCTACAGTTTCTCCATCACCATAATGAACAGATTTGATATTAGGACTTACACGAAGAAAACTTTCAACAACCCAACGGCCATCAGATGCCCTGAGAATATTATCTTTTGGATAACTTATTTGAACATTCTCTCCAAAAAGCATTCTAAATAACAATTTAAATGAGTTTATTGATCCTTTAGAATTATAAAGTTCAAGAATATGTTTAATCAAAAATTCTTTACTCACCTTCGAATCTCTAGGAAGAGACGGAGCAAAAGTATTAAAAAATTGATCTTCAAAGTCTGATAAAGATTTATCAATATCAGATAGATATCTTAAATTTTTTAACTTTTCTGTGAGATTGTTTTTTTGAGAAACATTCTCAATATATTGTTCATTTTCAAGAAACTCATAATAAGCTTCTAAAAATAATACAAAATTTGGATATTCATCAGTTATAAATTTTGGTAACTGATTTTTTACAAAAAGTGACGTTCTTTGTTCTTTCATTATACACTACGGACAGTAACCTGAATCGAACTTGGATCAGTCTCATCAAGATACAATAAAGTATTTTTTGTTGAAGATATCATGCCAGACTCAGCCTCTACTGTAATTTTTATCTCTCCAGAAGATTCTAACGACTTCAAGATATTAATATTATTTATGGTTATTTCTCCGGTATTATAATTTATAATTCCAACTTTATCATTAACAACAACTCTTTTTGCTGTTTTATCAAAATATACGGTTCTCAATTCGCCAATCTTTGAATCAACAATAGCAGTTGCTGTTCCACCAACGCCTCCACCACCATCAATATACACAACAGCTTTTGAATAATTTATACCTCTATTATCAACACTTATAGACTCTATTCTTCCACCAGAAATTTTTGCAGTTGCCGTTGCACCATAACCATCACCTTCAATTCGAACGGTTGGTGCCGTTGTGTACCCAACACCAGAATCTGTTATTACAATCCTAGAAACACCAGTCTCTGAATCTGGAATTTCTTCAAAAACTACATCTCTTCTAATATAACTACTATCTCTTACAGTAAATTGAGAACTTGTAAGTTTACTTGTAGATGTAAGTTTTTTTAAAGGTGAATTGAATTTAATAGTATATGAACTTAATTTATTGAGTATAGGAGAAAATCTTTTCTGTAACCTAAGAGTTACATCATTTCCAATAATAGAAGTATCTGAGTCATCAATTTCATCTTGCAATCTTGAAATAACTAATGTTGAATCAAAATCATTCAGATTTTCTGTATTATACTCTTTTATTTTATTTGTCACCAAAGAATTTAATTGATTGCCAGTTAAGGTAGTTTTCATTCTATTGTAATAAACTATTGTTGATACAAGAATGAAAAGAACTTCAGGATCAACCAATTCTGGAGTTATAGAAACAACAGACATTGGAGCTATAATATCATCTAAAATTCTTTTCTTCTCAATTTCAGACAAATAGTAACCACTTGTTGGTTTTAGGCAGACAAATATTTTACCGTAAACTTTTGGGAATTGTTCTTCTCCACCCCAAACAGATATAGAATCTATTACTGGATATTTTTGTTTAACATAAAATAAATAATCATTTTTATTAACCAATCTATTTTGTGTTGTGTATTGAGAAATTGCAGACAATCTAACAGATTCAATTCCTTCCTTATTTGCTCCACCAGAAGCTTCTGAAACAGTTTGAATTGAATAAGTGTTAAAAGATAATATTTTAGAAATTGCAACAAATTTCTTAACTTTATTTGCAGCACTCCCAGAAGTTACCAAATAAGAAACAATAACAACATCATTTGGTTGTAAACTTTTTCCAACAATATCATTTCCAAAATATATTTGATATTTTTCTCCCAAAGTTTCTTGAATAAAATATACCTTACTGTCTCCGTCTATATTAAGAATTGAAGATGATAAATTATATTGCTCAGTAAAAGTATTTGTCAAACCATCCCTAACCAATACTTGTAATGTATCAATATCTATATCTTTATCTGGAATATCAAATACAGATTTTGGATTTTCTATTGGATCATATATAAAAATATTCCTTGCATAATTTCCTTCGTATATCGGAAGATTTTCAAAGTAATAAAATCCATTTGCTTGAGTTGCAGTATACTCGTCAATTAAAGAAAAATTATATGTTGTGTTATCAATTGATTCTGATCTAAAAGAAAATCCTCTAGGAAGAGAAACTTGTCCATAATTGTTTTGATCAACTGGAATTGTGACGTTAATAAAAGCCTTTGCACATTTTTTACTGAATGGAGTATATCCTAAAGTTTTTGCATGGGATACGACAGAATCTCTCAATATTGCAGTATCAAGGAAGGATTCGTTAGCAACCATATTTAAATAATATGCATTATAATGGGTGTTGTATGCCAAAACATCAAGCAATACAGAAAGACCAGAACCCTCAAAATCATAATCAAGGAACTCGTCCTGAGTCCTTAAATAATTTTTTAGATTAGTTTTTATATTATCAAAATCTAATTGAGTAATTTTTAATTTATTCGATGCCATTAGCGTATTCTTTCCAATAAAAATTTAATTGTTATGGGTTCTGTCCGATTTATTATAAAAAAAGATAATGTTACATGAAAAGAATCATAATCATAATATGGAACTACATCTAATGTTTGGATGGTAACTCTTGGCTCAAAATTCTCTATAACTTCTCGTATTTCACGTTCTATTGCAATAGCTGTTATGTTATCCATTGGTTCGAATAACATTTTTCTAATATTAGAACCAATCTCAGGATGAAATAACCTTTCATAATGATTGGTCAATACTAAATTTTTAACAGAATTTATAACAGCTTTTGCATCTTTATGTTTATTGATATCTTTTTTTATTGGATGAACGTTAAAATTCAAATCCAAATCTATATATCTACTTGGTATATCTATAATTACATTTGACATTTTATTCCACTATCTCTACAAAAAGTTTTGCACCACAAACATCAAACCAAGCATATGGTGCTCTAATAAACTTTGGAATTGCTATCATTGGTTCCTCTTCTGTTCCTATAGATATGCCACCCTTATTAGTGACAAATCCCAATTCTCCTGCAGTAACACCTTTCTTTGCATCTATACTATTATTTGAAGTTATAGATTCTCCAAATATCTCGCCACCAACAGAAACATCTGCTGTTATATATAATTTTTCTCCTGAATACAACTTTAACGCGCCTGTACCAAGCCCTGTAGAATCCTCTGCACTTAATCCAGAACCAATTTTCATATCTTTTTCACATAAAAAGGACGCCTTATCAGAAACAGCGCAAGTATATTTACCTTTCACTTTAAGTTCATAATCACCATCAACCTTTTCTATCTTATTCCCTTTAACATGAACGACAGAATCCCCTTCAATAGTAATACTACAATGTCCCTTAACTAGAACATTTTTATCTTTGATTGTAATTTCATAACCATCTCCATACACCTTATGAACCTCAGTACCATTAGGATGCATCTCTATAAAAGTTCCACTTCTATGTTGTATCCTAATTCTTTCTTTACTTGGAGTATCATCTATTTCAAATAGATGTCCCGATTCTCCTTGAACAACATTATTATATGGATATTTTGGATCAGCAGGAGATTCTGGTTCAATCCATCCCGATCCCATAGGTCTACTTTTTATACCAGCCATATTACGCTATCCCCTCAACCTTTAAACTCATTATTGCATCCAAAAGCCCAGATGGTATTTCTGGTTCTGGAAATGCTGCTTCTAGTAGTCCTGAAAAAGAATCAAGAAATCCTACAGCCATACTTGTTGGAGCAATAAATGCATCGATCATTCCTGTCGATAAATCACCAATTCCCTCAACAACCTCTCCAACTTTACTTATAGCTTCTGCTCCAGCGACAATACCATCAAGCACTTCTGTAACGCCTCCAACAACAGCACTTGCCCCCGGAATATTTCCCAACTTACCGCCAAGACCTTCAACAATAGAATTTAAAAACTCTACAGTACAACCTTTAATAAATGCAACAATTTTAGCAGGTAATGATAAAATAAAACTAACCATCGCCATAACAGAATCTACAAAATCTTTAATTTTTTGTGCAAATTCTTTTAAATCCTCAAGCATTTTTTGAATTTTTCTAAATGTCTGCCTTAAAAATTGCATCAAATCTATAAGAAATCTAAAAATTCCAGTTGGATCATCACCTTTAATAGAAGTAATTTTATTCCAAAATTTTCTAAGTTTTTCTATAATAGGACCAAAAGCCATACCAAGAAGACCTAAAAACTCATCGACTTCTGCAGTAACATCACATGCACTATACAGATCGTTATTCATCTTTTCGATCATAGTGCCAGCTATAATACCTCTTCCCGGTCTATTCGTAGACGGTTCATCTTCCATTCTTACAATAACGCCAGCGGGTGGTTGAGGTGTTCCCGGAAACGGTTCCATGGTTTCTTCATTATCAACACCCGGTAAACACCCAAGAACAAGCGGCATTTGCCCGTTAGGACCGTCAAAGAATGTACCGAATACCCAATCACCTTCCCTTGGTCCAGAGAAGGACTTGACGCCTGTTAGAGGCATTGCTACCTGTGCCCAAGGAAGGGATTCGGTTGGAACTTGAACTTTATCTGGGGTTCCGTCTTCAAGGAAAGGATGAATCTCAAAAATCCTAACTCTGAGATATCCCATTTTCAAAGGGTCATTAACACGATCCTCGACTACACCTCTCCACCAAATATATTTTTTTGTATCTTCTTTCATATTTAATATTTATTAAACATATTTCCAGAATTTTTCATCTTCAATCTTTGTGAACGAGAATCTATTAGTAGAATCTGAAGCAACTTCCATTACAGTTTCATGTTTATCATATCTAATAGTGTGTCTAACACCAACAATCAGATATTTACCATTGTAATCTGTGACACCTTCATCCATTGTTGTATATGTTGGAACTTTAACTTTAACAACTTGACTTGAACACCATGCGAAATTTCCCGGAACAACAATCTGCATTCTTCTCTGCATTAAATTATAAAAAATAGCCCACCTTTGAAAAACATAATCTTGAGTATTATCTGGTCTTTCTCCAAGTTTTGGATAATGGCTCATAATATAAGGAACATCATTTCTTATTATTTCAAAAGGATATACAAGATATCTTGAATCAAATTTCTCGTTATAATCAACACCTCTTGGATATAAAGGGAAATCATTTAAGTGTTCCAACTTTGGATAAATTTCATTTACAGTGTCAATATACCTCATTTTTTTCTTTCTTGACATTGGATCATAACAAAAAACTTTTCCAGCATATGCTCCATTAGTTGTATTTTCAGATACTCTAAATGATGATATAATTTTATATCGTCTAATACCATATAACTCGTCTTTTATAGTAGAACCAACAATATGCTTTGGATTGAAATTTAATTCTGGAATCTCATACTCATTACCCGGAAAATTATAATCTTGAGTTATAAGTCGATCTAAAGTTGTAAAACAATAACCATATTTTGTTTCATAAAACAAATATTGAGGAAGTTCTTTATTTAATGATCTTCTTGTCATCCATTCTATTGTCTCAAATGGCGTCATGTTTGGAGAATTGATGTCAACTATACCTTCTGTAGGAATATTAAATTTATCTAAATCCATACCAGCTTTTCCCTCAGATGGTGGGGCATCAGGAACTTTCAAATATTCCATCAATATTTCTTTTACGAAATCAGAATACAATCCAGAAAATGCTTTTTGAACTTTTTGTTGTTCAGAAAAAAGAAATTCTTCTGAATAAAACTGAATTTTAAATAATTTAGATGTGAAATTGTGGTTGGAAAATGAAGAAATGTCATACACCTTAAAAATTCTTTCAAATGTGTATGCAGGATCGGGAAATTCATCACCTTTATCAACTAAAATATGAATTTTTTCCTTTCCATCAAGAACAAAATGATCTGTAAAGTTTAAGGCATCTCGAATGATGACATTTCCGGACATACATGGAGTAAATATATTATCATATATATTTAATTCTTCAAATGCTGCAGCAAGTTCGAATTCTCCTGCTTCTGTTATAAGAATTAATTTTTTAATCCTATATTGTGTAGTTTGTGTTGGCCTATATGATGCCATTATGATCTTCTCTCATTGAATATTGTTTTTATCTGTTCTTCAAGAGGAAGGACAAACTCTTTTCTAAACAATTTTATTTGTCTTTTCTTTTCATTAAGTTCCATCTCATATTCCATGTAAGTTTTTGCATATTTTTCTACTGTAATATAACTATAATGTCCATCAGCTAATAGTACAGGACGATCATGCATGACGGAGAATATAACTTCATCGTCCACTATTGTATATGGGTAATTATCAGCATCCTCAACCATATTATCATAAGTTGTTTTATCTATTTGAACTTCTGTTATCACAGATTCATCTGACACTGCAGGTATTTTTACAGTTTCTTTTTTATAATATGAGTGAATATTAGCTTTAGCCCAAATAAGACCATTGATGTCTTCTGTAGAATATTTTGTGTCAACATATTTGACCAAAGCAGAATCTTTCATTGGCCATTGAGTTTCTACATCAAAAATATCATTTGCCAATAAAACAATCCAATGTCTTTCTGGTGATCCATATATTTTGCTTGCAATAATTTCTGGAGTATCTCCATCTCTAATATCATACGCATAATATATTAATGCATTATTCTTTACCCGTCTTTCAAGACCAAATCTTGAAATAAGATTTGTCACAATATCTTCAGAGTAACCATTATCATCTAAGGTATAATAAGTAAGAGGAAATTTTGTAAAATATTTTGCCATTGTTATTAATTACCGTTTCTATAACTTTTCTTTGTTAAAAGCTCTGTTTCTGTGAAATATAGAGTTAAACGTATAGCCACAGGCATACCAGTACCACCAAGATATGGTCCTGTAGAATCAGGAGTTTCATATGCAGCAAATCCATTTGGAGCATAATCCATATTTATATTACTAAGTACACAAGTTGATATTTTAGGAATATTAGGATTTTCCACACCATTATAATAGAATTTTATATCAAACTCAGAAGGTGGAATAAGCAAATATCCAGCACTTTCTTCTTTTATTTCTGGTGCCTGATGAAATCTTATAGTTTCTAAAATATTCTGAAGTCTATATGCTTCCTTTTCGCTCCTTGGATAAAACATAAAATCAAACTGAAATTCTCTAAACCTTGGTGATGAATAAATGATTTCCATCATAGGATTTATTACAGTTCCGGTGACACCAGCGAAAAGAGTTTTTGCAAGATTGCTGTCCTTCGCCAAATAATTTGCAATCATTGGAGCATAGTTCTTTAATGTCCCAACACCAACCCCATCTTTTAGATAATCATTTGCAGCAACACCAGCCATTGTTCCTAAGAGAGGGGCGATACTCTGATTTGTATTTAATGTTTCATAATCCTGAGAATGTCCAAAATTTAATGTATCAGGCATATGAAGAACTATAGTATCTTCTGTCCGGACTATAGACCTAGCCAAAGTAGATATATTATCAGCTAAACTACTTGAAATATTTGTTCCATCAAGCCTAGAACTATTTCTACTTGCAATATTTGTGTATATAGTTGGATATTGTCCAGACATTTCTGTGCCATACTGCGACTGTATTTGCTTGCATATATGTATTACCATATAATGACTTTTATCTGCTGCACCAATATCAATGGGATATCTTTGAATCTTGTAAGCATAATCAGGATTGTCTGCCAACAATTTAATGTTTGCCGGATCAGTAGTTCTTAAACTGTTTGATATATTAATATCTGTAAATGAGAATAATGACATTTAGGTTTTCCTAAGATTTTTAGTTAACATATATATTTATAACACAAATTTTAATATTTATATAAATATGTCGAGCAAGTTCCCAAAACCAAAACAATTTTTCCCTAAAAATCCAAATAAATATAAAGGTAATCCAGATAATATTTGGTCAAGAAGTAGTTGGGAAACAAAATTAATGCAATATTTTGATCTACACCCTGATGTTTTATGGTGGTCATCTGAAGAAATATCAATAAAATACTTTAATCCTATTGATAAAATGTATCACAAATATTTTCCCGATTTTATGGCAAGAATAAGAAACACTAAAAAAGAGGAAATAACATATATGATTGAAGTAAAACCATACAAACAAACATTACAACCAGAAAAAAAGAAAAGAAAAAGTAAAAATTTTCTTATAGAGATGGCAACATACACTATAAATCAATCAAAATGGCGGGCAGCAGATATTTTTTGTCAAGAAAATGGGATAAAATTCAAAATAATAACAGAACATTCCTTATTTGGAACTAAAGAACCCTCAAAAAATGGATAAATTAAAATATTATATTTACGCTTATATTAGAACTGATGGAACTCCATATTATATAGGTAAAGGATATGGTAATAGGGCATGGAATTTACATGGACGCATTCCAGTGCCAAAAAATAACAATAGAATTATTATCATGGAATCAAATCTAACTGAATTTGGAGCGTTTGCCCTAGAAAGATTTTATATTCGTTGGTATGGGAAAAAATCAGAAAAAACAGGAATTTTAATAAATTTAGCTGACGGTGGAGAGGGGGGATGTTGTAAAAAGCCACCAAGAACCTATAAACATCGTTTAAATTTATCATTGTCACAAAAAGGTAAAAAAATATCTAAAGAACATAGAGATAAGCTGGAAATATATTATAAAAAAATAAGAGGAAGTAAAAGAAACGAAATATCAATTTTAAAACAAAAAGAAACAATAAAACAAAAAATAAAAGATGGAACTTTTACTGTTGGTAAGGGTCGATCTATAGAAGTTGTTATAAATGGAAAATGTTATAAAAATAAAAAAACTGCTGCGATTGAACTTGGAATTTGTTTCGTAACATTACAAAAACTTTTAAAAAATGAAAGAATTATAATTGATGGAAAAGTCATGCCAATAAAAGATTATAATGGAAGAAAAATTCCAGTTATAATCAATGGTGTCGTATACGATAGTAAAATTTCTGCAATGAGATCATTACATATTGGTTTTATAAAATTAAATAATATTATTGATGGAATATAAATATATAGTATGGCTAAGAAAAAAAAATTACTCGACAGAATTAAAGAACAAATTGCTCAAGAGGGTCTTGTTGCCAGAACAAGAAAATCTCGTGAATGGCTGCGAGATATGGTCAAGACTGTCAGAATGCCCGGTGCAGCAAAGTATGCATTTGTTAACATTTCAAGAAATTCATTATCAGTTGCAGAATTTGCCCAAAAAATTAAAACTGGTTATGTACGGATGTTTTTCTATTTCTATGACCCAAAAACAAAAGATAAACTTCCATACTATGACATATTCCCACTTGTCATTCCTATAGCAAGTTACCCTGATGGATTTTTAGGATTAAATCTTCATTATATTCACCCAAATCATAGAATAGCATTGTTGGATAAATTGGAAACAGTTTTAACTGATACAAGATATGACGAAAAAACAAAATTTGAAATAAGTTACTTGATAATAAAAAATAACCCAAGATTCTTTCAGGCAAAACCATGTATTAAAAGATATCTTTTTTCACATGTCAGGTCACATTTCCTAGAATTGAATGCTGATGATTGGGATATTTCTGTATTATTACCATTTGAAGATTTTAAGAAAAATCATAAGAGATCAGTTTGGGCAGACTCTGTAAAAAAATATAAAAGGAAATAATTAATGTCATTTTTACCACAAGCATTTTTATCAAATTTAAATACTAAAGATGGTCCTGCAAAATCTTGTAGATTCCAAGTTATAATTCCAATACCAGAATATGTTAATGGATTTATAAATCAATCTGTAATTGAACAAATTGTCAATTTCCCCGGAACAATTGTAAGTGATATAAGTAATATGTTATCTGGAACAGGAACATCAAATGCATCTATCACAAGATATCTTGCATTGCAGTGTGAAAATTCTGAATTACCGGGAAGATTCTTACAAACAATGGATGGAAAAGTTTATGGTCCAATTTTTAAAGTTCCATACCAATCACAATATCAAGATGTAACTTGTACTTTTATATGTTCAAACAAATTTTATGAAAGAAAACTGTTTGATAAATGGGTGGAATCGATTCATCCATCAGACACAAACAATTTAAGATTTCCAAAAGGAACTTTTTCAACCTATCTAACAAATGTAAAAATTATACAATATGACGATTTTGTTAGACAGATTTATGCAGTAGAATTGATTGACGCCTTTCCTGTAGGGATTGCTTCACAACAATTATCTTGGGGAGGAAACGATTTTCATAGATTGTCTATATCTTTTGCATATCAAAAGTATAAAGTATTGTACGATTCATCATATAATTTAGCAAGTTTTGCCCTTGAAGTATTGGGTGCAGATGCTTCAAAATGGATGGATAAGCAAACAGGTAAACTTGTCGCTCCTGTTGGGGAATTATTTAATAATATATTTTAAAGGAGAATTATATCATTTTTTTCTTTCTATTTTTATTGTTAAAAGTTGCTGAACACGACTTTGAACAATAAGTTTTATTTTGACATTTTTGTGATTCAAATTGATTATCACATATAGGACATATTTTTATTACCCTTGATCCATTTTGTATGTGATAATCAATTGACATTTTTTTTCTCTTTTCATTTTGTTCTGCAGTCCTTTTTTTTCCTTTTCTTGACAAAGACATTTTGTTTTTTGCAGATTCAGAATGTTTTTTGCCTTTCATCCCATAAACAACTCTACCTTCTAAATGTTGTTTTTTTGCACACTCACTTAATTTTCTCTTATGTTCTTCTGTTTTTGGAGAACAATGTCCACAAGTACCGTCACCTCCATCAGTAAGATTTCTTAAAATGCCAGTACCATTATCTTTTCTACCATACCATCTAATATAAAATCTCTCAAGAGCTAAAGCCCCAACTTCAGTTAAATTAGATTCCATTATAATAATTCTATTTTTATCTTTTGGAGGTCTGATACAATGTTGACTACTCCAAGCTCTTTTTCCTTTACCTTTTCCAACATAATAAGGCATTCCATTTTTTCTCAAATAAACATAAATATAAAAACACATATAAATACTCCTGAATGATATTATATATATTTATAACCGTGGAGAATTCAATATGCAAAAATTACCAAAAATAGATACACCAGTATATGAAACAAAACTTATTTCAAATAAAAAAACTATAAAATTTAGACCATTTCTTGTTAAAGAACAAAAGATTTTCTTGATGGCATCAGAATCAGATGAAATGTCTGATACAATAAATGCAATTAAACAGGTTTTAAATAACTGTATTTTAACAGAAGGAATTGATGTAGATGATTTGCCAATATTTGATTTGGAATATATTTTCATTCAATTAAGAATTCATTCTGTTGGTAATATTTCTACATTACAATATAGATGTAACAATAAAATGAAAACTGAAGAGGGTGTAGAAACTCCATGTAATGCAATTGTTGATGTCGAAATTGATCTACAAAAAATCAAACCAACATTAAATAAAAAACATACAAACAAAATTTTATTAACAGAAAATCTTGGGATATGTTTCAAATATCCAAATTTCTCAATTTTATCAAGTATAGATTCAGCTTCTGAGATAGAAATGCTTGATATTATAGTAAAGTGTATTGATTATATCTATGATAAAGATGAAATTTATTACGCAAAGGATAACACATTAGAAGAATTGACAGAATTTATCGACAATCTTCAACAAGAAGACTTGAATAAGATAAAAGAATTTTTTAATACAATGCCAAAAATTAAAACAGAAGCACTTTTCCATTGTAAAAAATGTGGATATAAAGAAACAATGGAAATTGAAGGAATTCAAAATTTTTTCGGGTAAGCCTCTGTCATGAATCATTAACAAATTATTATAAAACAAATTTCGGACTGATGCAGCACCATAAGTATAGCCTTTCAGAACTTGAAAATATGGTGCCGTGGGAGAGGCAAATATATGTTGGTTTGGTCATTAATTATTTGAATGAAGAAAAAGAACGTCAAAAACAACAGAAACGGTAACTAAATGTCAAGATTAGGACAAATATACAAACATGAAAAGGTAGAAGGTGGGGGAGTAATTTCAACCTTATCTAAAAGAGGGAAAGAAAAATTTGATCCCAGACAATTCTTTGATCAAGATGGATTGCTTGCTAATATGCTTCCGGGATTGTTTAAATCCTATAAAGCAATTCCCAAGAGAAAGCAATATGAAGTAAAGTATCAAAGGTTGAATGACATAAATTCAAATATTAATGTTTTAAAAGCTATTACTTTATCAATAGCAAAAAATACAAGCGTTCTTCCTGCCATTCAAAGAGATACTAATATAATGAGACAAAATCTTGTTAATTTAGTGAGGAAAATGGGAGGAAAAACAGCTTCAACAACTGATGAATTTTTTAAGAATGCCCAAGATCGTGAAAAGTTTTATGAAAAACAGTTTGAGGACAAAGATAAAAATTCACCTGAAAAGGTTTCTGATCCAAATAAGAAAGAAGGTGTTGATTGGATGAAGTGGGGAATTCTCGGTGGAATGGCTTTGACAGGATTGGCAGCATATTTCACTAATAATGAATTTAGAGAAAAAGTTAATGGAATGATCAACTCTTTTGGAAAAACTGTATTTGGAGAAGAAAACTGGGAAGGTATAAAAGAAACAATAACAGGATTTTTTAAAAATTTAATAGAAAATCACTTGGGAAAAATTATTATTGGTTTCGCTTTACTTTTAACCCCAGTTTTACTTCCATTAGTGAGTATAATATCAACAGTTACAACAGGACTTGGATTGTTATTGGGAACTTTAGTTGGTGCTGGAGGACTTATTGCTGCTCTTGGTGCTGCTGCTGGCGCAGCATTCCTAATAAAAGAAAAGTTCAATTTTGATAAAAAAGAAGCACTGAAAGGTAATTTTACCGGCGGAGTTGAAGGTTTAATTGCACCAGAAACTACCAATACCGTTACCGATAAAAGAATTCTTGAGGAACTGTTAAAGAAAGAAAGAAAGACGCTTAGAGATGATAAACTTATTGATACACTCCAAGAAAGAATAACGAGAAAAGATTTATATAAAGACACTCCTGCTTCCAGAGACACTGGAGTGACAGGAAGAAAAATGTATATGAAACATCTTGGGGAAGATATAAAAAAATATGCAAAAAAATATCCAGCAAAAAAAGAAGATGCTCTAAAACCTTTTTATAATAAAATAGAAAGAAAAAATTATATCGATTATACTCCTGAGAATCCTAAATACCCAGTTCCGTTATTGCCATACGGGCAACAGGCATCACAAGAAAGTAAATCTCCAGAAAAAGTTGGAAGTTTAGTTGACGAATCTTTAAAAAATAGAAAATCATCTGATGGAGAAGTTTTATTCAACAAATTGATGGATGAAAAAGGAATTGAAGATAAGGAATTGAGAAGCGTTCTTCGTGGTTTGGCTATAACAGAATCTACCATGAATCCAAATGCAAGAGGACCAGTAATTCCTCCACCAGAACCCGGCAAAAAACCAAGTATTCATGTTGGAGATCAAGCCCATGGATTGTTTCAAATAATGCCAAAGACTGCAGAAGAAATGGGGTATTCTAGGTCTGATATAAAAGACCCCGAAAAAGCTGCAAGAGCAGGATTGGAGTATTTCTTAAAAAATTATAAAAAATTTGGAGATTCTGGATTAGCAGTTTTAGCTCATCATGCTGGTCCCGGAAGAGTTGATGAGTATTTAAAAACTGGAAAGATTGATACAAAAGACCTTGCAACAGGGTTATCAACAAATGATTATTATAAAAAGGTTATGAAAAATGCTGGAACAGAACAGTCTGTTGAAGCATTGCCTAACTCAAAGAGTAATGATGTAACAAACGTTCAACCACAAAACGATGCACCTAAAAGTGCAGAAAACAAAAAATATCCAAACATACTTGATATTTTTGATGGTATTGGAAGTTTAGTTAAAAACGTTCCCTCAGAAGTTTCGAAAGAATTTCCGGGAGTAACAAAAGAACTTGAAAAGGGATGGGGGGAAATGAGATCATATGCAATGAAAAGATTAGAATTGCCCCCTGTTGTTGTCAATAATCAACAGCCTCAACAGCCTCCTTCTAATCAAGGAGTTCCTCAAAACTTGGCATCAATATCCTCAGTTGTTGATCAAGATTTTATTGCATTATTATTTAATAAATCTATGTGGGGATCACCAACATCATCAGTGTAAACTAAAAGGGGCCGTAGACAAACGCTACGGCCCCTTCCTGCTATCCTTCTTTCTTATTAGAAGGGCACATCATCATCATCATCGCGACCGCCTGACACCCCACCAGACATGCTCTTGAAGTAATCCAAATCATCTCCATCAACTCCAACAGTATCAAAAGTTTCGTTATTGAACCCCTGTGTTGACTGAGAAGCTTTTTTAGCTGCTCCACCAATTACACTATAAAATCTAGTTGATAGAGCATCATAAGACTTAAAGTTTGCAGGGTCAAGAAACTCACTCAGAGTATATTGCTTATCCCACACTTCCTTAATGGCATCTTCATCTCCGCCCAAAAGTGGGGAAGGAGTGTCAAATTCAGACTTATCATAATTCCGATAACCATCAAGATTACGAATCTTAATCTTAAAATCAGCCCCATCAATAATATGAAAAGGATTCAAAGGGGTTTCGTCATCAAAATCGGGAATAATAACCTCAAAAATTTTATCCCGAATTGATTTTCCAAACTTAAAGATTTTAACCTCTCCATTATTTTCCGGATGTTTTGGATCAGAAATAATAAGAACATTCGCGTAACACACCATCTTGCGCTTCTGTGATCTCGCAATTTCCACATTTGTCTTATCACCTGTACGCCAAAGAGTAGTATTATACTCACAAGCAGGACAGTCTCCACCAATCGTTGTTGGACAATTC